ACCAGCACAGGCTTTCAAGGTTGCTGTCTTCATCAGTACCGCCGTGGGCCTTCGCCTTGATGTGGTCCACGCAGGACGCCTGCTTCACTATCGCCTGCCGTAGATGGTTCTGACACAGCCCTTTGTCGCGCTTAAGTATCCGCTCCCGGATGACTTCCCACTTTGTTCCGTATCCTCGCTGCTGCCGTGATTGACCAGGCTTGTAGGACTTCCAGCCTTCACCTTTGTGATTTTCACAGTAGCCAGATGGGTCTGTTGTGGTGTTGCGACAGCCGCGAACACGGCAAGCCTTTGGTGTGCGCGGTGGCATATTCACTCCCTAAAAAACGTATAGCATTATCGCAGACACTTAATGAATGCCTGCTGAATGCCACTAATCGTCGAGTTGCAATACACCGTGCTCAAGTGACTCTGAGTAAGCGATCAGCCCTGTGTATTCAGGGATAATCTCGCCATCATCCGCTTCGAATTCCGGGATTGTACCAGTGGTGATGGTGTATTGGGGCTGACCATCTTCTTTCGCGAATGCTGCTAGGTCTTCAATCTGCTTAGCTGTAAGAACTACTGTCATGCTCATACCTCAGTTGTTAAAAAGCCCCGCTATTGCGAGGCTATGATTGACTAAAGTGATGCTGTCAGGTGTGGGTCCAAATGAATTTAACAATCCCAATAATGCTAGCCAGAACGCCAAAACCAAAAATAAATTGACCACATACCCCTATGATTCCCGATGCAATGGCACCGGCATTTGTCTGAGCATTTTCGTTTATGCTCGCCCCCACTAGATACATAATCAAACCAACTATGAGAGATGCGATAATCCAATGTTCCACTGCTAATACAATTACAATGCTCAAAATATCTGCTAAACCATCACTATGACCACTCACTGCATATCCTTGCTTTGACATTTGAAAAATTCATCACTGGATTATAATTGTTTACACCCTTCATAGTCGTTCGAATATGATAAAAAATCAATTGTGGGGGATAGCGTTATTTGACTCTCTCAACGAGTCGTAAATACGTTCACACGTCATCCCGGCGGTGTAGCGTTCGTCAGCGATTCCAGCATAACGTTTAGCTTCTGCTGCAATATCTCCGAGCATGTCGGCGAACATTCCGGCGTCGGCGTCGGTTGTTTTGCTTCGGACGGCAGCGGCAAGATCAGCGGTGTGCTTTGCGGCGTCCAGGCGTGCGGCAAACTTTGTTGCTTCGGTACGCAACTGGCTAACAGTGGCAGACAGGCCAGCAGCAGTGGCAGCAGATTTAGCGGCTTGTGCTTGTGCATCTTTTACAGCCTCATCACGGGCAATTATGCGCCCTTGTTCAATCCAGCGTGCGGCAGTCTGCGCGTTCGCTTCCTGTGAAGATTCCATGCTATTGTGGTCAGCCCACTTCTTTTGCCAGCCCCGCTCACTCCAGATGTTCCCGACAAGAAATGCACCAGCCAACATCAGCAAAACAATGATTGTTTTCCACCGTGCCTGAACAAAAGCAAAGACCGCTGTCATACCAGCAACGCCGCCCGCGCTTTGTTATAACGACTATTTCTGTCAGCCAGTCCATTCTGGCCACCGTTGATGATCTGCGTTACACGGACAACATCACCTGAATACATCAGACAACCACGTAATGTGAAATACCATGCAGCAGAACGGGCTGCATGTTTCTCCTGTGTCAGCAACTCTGGTGTGCTGATCAGATCCAACTTCAGCGCCGCACCGCATTTGGCGTAGTTCTCGCGGCCGGTGATTTGAAGCAGGCCACGACCGCGATATTTCCAGCCGTCACCCTGGCTGTTATTCCCCATGCGGTCACCATAAACCAGATTGGCTATTTGCGGCTGGTGGGCTACCTGCTTACCATCGACACGCCCCAGCATTTCACACTGATAAGGCGTCAGGCGTTTACTAAAGGTTTTCTTCAGCCCGTCTACCGAGTAGTTGAAGCTTTCCACCAGCGAGGTAAAACCAGCAGATTCATGCCCAACTTGTGCAATGAACATGGCCTGATCGTTAACTGCTGTGATTCCAAACTCTTTCATTGCAGCATCAATGTGCGGAAACCAGCGTGCAGCCAGCCCGGCGCTAATACCAGCCGCCTTTTGAAATAATTGTTGGTTCATTAGTGCCTCAGATGATCAACCAGACGTGCAACGTTGCCTCTTACGGCCACCAGCACGGAAAGAAAAATAGTGTTCGCCACGATAATGGGCCATGAGGAATGGGGATAAATCCCACAGAGATAGGCCAACGGAACAGCACTGTATGTAACAGTAATCAGCCAGGCTAAACGTGAAACCCAAGGACGATGCCGCGAATCACCACGACGATAAAACATCAGAGTAATAACAACACAAGCACATAACAGCGCATTTATAGTTGCTGTCGGGTCATTTAGCTCCACCTGAACCTCCCCGGCGCGTTATGAGCGCCACCAGCGAGCCGATATCCTGATTATTCAGGAACGTCAGGATTTTAACGGCTAAAGCAGAGACGATTACGGCACCAATAGCATCCAGAGGTTTATCACTGTATCCGGTCAAGTGCGCCAGCTTGGAGCCAACCAACCCAGAGCAAAGGATCCCGGCAATATACGACACGATAAAATATGCCAGTCGGCGCGATGCGCTCAGATCCGCTGCTGTTGCTATGTAGAATACAGTCCCTGCAAATGCGCCAAATACAACGCCGTAATCAGTTCCGGTCAGCAGTCCATAAACACTGGCACCCGTCAGGGCACCACCAGCCAGCCCAGTACCGGAAATTGGATCGGACATTTAGCCCCCTCTTAATTGCTGTGAGTCCTCTCAGGTATGAGGGGAAATAGGCTCAGGCTTCACGGGCTGGATATATCAACAAAGCACGTAACGGATGATTCCCGTGATCCTGAAATAAAAAAGCCCCGCTATTACGGGGCAGTTAATAGAATTATAAAGTTTAAAAGTTTAAAGGAACCATAAAGCTACCAGGCTCTGCACCAGCTTCTTTATTTATTTCTTTACGGATTACCTCATTAACCTGAAAAGCCTCATTGTAAACTTTTTCTAAGTTAATTGACGCCTTCATATTATAGTATGTTTTTTCCTCACAAACATATAACCTTATCGGATATGGCCTAGGGTTGATTGCCTTCCAGTGGGAGATCACAAAATTATAAACTGCAATATCATGACCTTTCATCTTCCCTGCTGTAACATCAATGTTTAGCTGATCTAAATACTCATCGAAGTGTTGCAAGGTGTTTCTCACCCTCACGGAATTAATTTCCTTAATTTCAATATCTTTTATTTTTTGTTGAAGGTAATTACTTCGCTCAATATGCAATCTGAATTGTTCAGGGGATTCTTCCCTAGTCTTATTTTTAGGAACTGCGATTAGTTTCTTGACGTTAGCCGCATCTGAAAGAATGCTATTTATTAATATATGAATATTGTAATCAATTTTAAAGTAGTAACCAGCATCAGGAAGTGGTGTCTCATGAAAGAGCTCTTCACAGCGTGTTTTTATCGAATGAGTTAACAACCATAATTCGTGCAAATAAATAAAATTAAGTTTCATTTGCTCAAAGGTTTTTGACATAGCGAACTCTCCTTTTCAATAGTCCGCTTTTATAGCATTTACATAAGGGGCCTGTGAATTACTATTCTGTTGCTTACCACACTCTCGCAGTGGCCGCGCTCATGCCTTTGAGACCGTAATCAGGGGTATCTCATGAATCCCTCACCTCTAACCGGAGAACGATTGGCGATCGTTCTGGAGTACCGGCACACCTCTTCTTTATTAACCCTAACCAGTGTGTGTTGCAGTTCGTACCTGCATCTGGCTCTCATGGAGACTCGGGACCGCATCACGACTGCGGATTTGCCTATCGGCTGCGGTCTATCCGTTTACTGGTGCATTTTCTTACCCTCCAGAAAAGCAAAAACCCCGCCGAAGCGAGGTTTGTTATGATTTCGTTAACGGCAGACATACAAAGCCCATCGTTAGGAAAATCCTAACCAGATTTTTTGAAAAATGCAAGAATCATGTGGCTATCTTCGGCGAAAATCATTTATCTCGTCACTTTTCTTAATTGCGCCTCAGCATATGCTTCTTCCTGCCAGCACTTTGTCACCAGTTTATCAATGACATCTGCATATCCTTTGTACCACTGATAATCCGTCAGGTCTGGTACCAGCTTCTGGACATGATGCCGCGCCAGTGTGGTTGGTAAACGGCTAAACCGGTTTCCATTGCAACGCCCACAAATCTTATAAACAGGCATGCCATGAAGCCGGGTTCTTTTTTCATCCAGGACAATACCTTTACCCTTACACCCTCTGCACGCTGTGCTGACTTCTCCCTTACCATGACAATGCTGACATAGTTCCTTCACCCACTCTTCCTTGATAACAGATTCCCCGTTTCTGGAGTGTTTCACCACTTCGCGCAATACATTATGAAATCCCGTACCTGCACAATGCTCACAGCGAGCCTTACTTGCCGCAGATCTGGAATAATCAGCAAAGGCAAAATTCACAAGGTAAGGAATGATCTGTAGCCGGGTTTCTTCACTCAATTTATTCAATGTCGGGTTATCCAGTGCCATCGCGTAATTGAGCAGACCTTCAATCGCAAACTGAGGATCCTGAACACCAACTTTTGCCAGGAATAAGGCAAACCCAAGCGGTGCTTTCGACTGCACCATCCCCTGCGCAGCCATCACATCCGTAATCGTCAAACCACCTGAGCCTGTCGCCGGTGCGTCATCGCTCAATTTTGGAGATTTTGGGGAGTAATATTTTGGTAAGGCTTC